TGGTAGGCGTTCGTTCAAAATGGTGACTTGTCGAGTTAGTTCAACTGCCCAAGTCGGTATAGCTTCGGTGCTCATTAGCCAATGTTTCCAATAGTTGATACTGTGCCAAGATCAGAAACTGTTATAACCGAACCGGCAAGAGGCGTCGTTGTTCCGGCTGAACCAAGAGCTCCAAAAGACAACCAACCATTATTAGTCGAAACAGTAATAGTTCCAACAAGGTTCAACCCATAAGTGCTTGCTGCGCTATAAGAGCCGGTGGCTGCTGTTGCGTTAATGCTTGTTACTGAAGAAGAGGAAACGCCACCTAAGTTTGAACCAAGCGTGTCTTGAAATTGGAAGTTGCCTGAAATACCAGCCGCGCCAGTAAAACCAAGAAACCAAGTGTGAGTTCCGCTAGTAGTGTTTTTTAGAAACAAAGCGCTGACGTTTACTTGATAAGTGTGTCCAGCCAAAAGGTAAGGCGCGTTAGCAAGAGTTGCGTGAGCAAAGAAAGTCGGACCTGTTGCCGCAGTTCCGTTAGCAGTCAAACGCGACATCATGGTTGCGCTTTGCGTCAGTGGCGTTAGAACAGGTGAACGCCTATCTGTAATGTTTGCGTTAGTGATTGAAGTTGCGTTAGAGGCAACAGCCACCTGAGCCAAAATGTAATAAGTCGTCGAACCTGTCGGAACAGGAACAGTAGGCGAAACCGCTGGAGAGCCAGCCAGGTAAGACAAAGTAACCGAGTTCGTCGCACCTGAATAAAAAGAGTCATTGACTTGCAAATACACAATGTCGATACGGCCATACGTCGTATCAGCAGTAGGCACGGTCAAGCTTGTTGCCGCGTCATTGGTCGCAATATAAGTGCCCTGAGTGCTAGTAGAAGCACCAATTAAGGCCGCATAACCGGCGGCAACGCTGACCGACATTGAACCAGAAGCAGTAACCGCATAAGAAGAACCACCAATAACGCCGTTAGCCGCGCCAACAATGGCTTGCTGTGTTAGACGATCATTCTCCGCAGGGTGCGAACCGTTTTGCAACCATGACGGTGGGGTGCGTTGTGCCATTTTCTAAACTCCTATATCCAAGCGTTTCGATAAGTTACAGTCGCCGAACCAGTTGCGCTAGCAGCCGACAAAAACAAGTTGTGCGTCGTTCCGCTTGGCACGGTAATCCATTGAGAACCACCAGCCAGCAAGTTGCGAGCCGCGCCACCATTTAGCAAAACAATGTTGTTAGTCATATCAAGCGTAACAGTGTCCGAAGACGAAAGGTTTCCGTTAATTTGCAAATAGTTGCCAGAAGTCAAGTCAGTAATCTGGGGGTTATTTATTGGCCCAGTGATCACAACGGTTGGTGAAGTCGGAGCTGAGCCAGTGTTTGCGACAGCGAAAGTTGACGCGCCAGCACCAGTGACCGCTTGAGTATAAGTCAAGTTATAGGTGCGGTTATAAACGCGACCAGTTGCCAGGGTTGGCGTAATTGTTCCACTTGTTGCCGTTTCGTCATAATAGCGTGGGTCTGGTGCATAAAAAGTTACTTGAGCAGTAATAAAACCGTAAGTATATTCTGGCGAAATAGAAGCAACTCTTGTGCGAACACGAGCCGTCATACGTTTAGCGGAATCTGTTTGCGACAACTGAAATTGCAAAAGACCGTTAGTAGAGTTCAACTGCTGAACAGGAGTCAAAGCAACTTGCAAAGTCGCCCAGTTTTGTTGTGCAGACTTACCGCCGCCAGCAAAAATGTTCATGGTAAAAGTCATTGTTCGGCCATTTAGAAAGTCGCGTCCAGTGAAAGCGCCGTCATTGTATCCGCGTCCAGTGTCTTGCACTCGGAGCTCCGGTAAGTCAGCCAAACCGTCAACGGAAGTTACAACGTAAGGCGTGGAGCCACCAAAAACTAAGCCGTTGTATTGAAATTGGTAATTACTTAACGTCACCCTGTAACCACCTGACTGCCCATTGAGCCGTATCCGTTGCTTGCCCCAACAATAGGCAAGTTAAATTTAATGGCGTTCACAACTTGCTGCGCGATCATTGTCGGAGTCGCGTCAGTTTTAGCGTTAATCGTCGTGTTAATAGTGTGCCCAGAACCAGTTTTTTTACTGCTCGCGCTCGCTCCAGCAGAAGCCCCAGTTGCTTTAGCGGCTTTAGCGCTACCACTAATGTTCATCATGGAAGCGTCCAGTGAAGTTTGCACAGCCTTTTTAACGTCTTCAGGTTTAGGCTTATTCACTTTCACGTCTACTTGAGCTGTGGTATTTATACCAAGAAGGCTCAAAAGGCCGTCCACTAAAGGCTTAATAACTCCAGTCCATAACGGCCCAAGAATGTCGGTCAAAAACTTGAACCCTTTAACAAGACCATTCACGACAAACTCATAAACAGGTTTCATGGCTGTGAAAAGTTTGTCCATGAAACCAATAATTATGTTTAGTATCGGAGCTAAAATGTCGGCAAGAATGTTCACCAACGGCATGATAGCCATAACCAATTTCATGATCATAGGGATTGTTTCGCCGGACAAAACTTTTGCAAACAACTTGACTATTGGTATTACGACCATGTTAAAAATTTTGATTAGCGGCGGCAAAACAGCTTTCACAAGTTGCATAAACGCGCGCATAAGCACATTCAAAACAGGCATTAGAGCGCTCATTAGTTCATTTATTAAAGGCATAAAAGCAGTAACGACTTTGCCAATAATGGTTGCAACCATAGTAATAATGGGTTGAAGTTTTACAAGCAAGTTAGCAAACGTCGAGATTAGTGGAAGCAAAGCCTTGCCGAGCGTGACTTTAATATGCTCCATGATTACAGAAAGCTTTGCGTAAGGATTAGCGTTGCCAGCCGCTTGAGCCGCGCCATGAAATTGCTTTTGTAGATCACCCAAAACGTTTTTAGAAGTTTTAAGAGCAGGGTCCAGGCGCGTCAAAGCAGTCTGATTACCGTTGACCGCTTTACCTAACGCTTTAGCGGCTGTGGCAAGAGGAACGTGCGCTCCGGCTGCCAAGTCCAACGCCATTTTTTGCAACTGCAAAGCCTTAGTAGAACTGCCTGTGGCGCGAAGCAGAGACTCAAAAGACGTTCGCATTTCTGGCATTTTCGTGCCAGACATTTCACCCATAGAGTCAAGTTGTTCATCTAAAGCCTGAGTTTGCTTAGCCGTCGCGCCAGTCGTATTCTGCATTTGCGTTTTAAGCACAGCGAAAGAAGCGGAGTCTTCCGAAGCGGCCTTAGAAGCTTCAAGCAAGAAGTCACCAACGGCAGCAACAGCAACCATTTTCTTCAAAGAACCCAGCAACTCGTTAGAAGAGCCGTGCATTTTCTTTACGCCGTTAGCGCTGCTCTCCGCAGTTTTACCAAATTGCGCTATTTTCCCTTGAGCTTCAGACAAACCTTTTTGCAGTTGCGCGGTTTCAAGTTTTAGTTGAATGACGAGCGCGTCAAGATCAGCCATTAGACACCTCGTAATCGTTTGTAAGCTTCAGAGAAAATACGTGCCGCTTTAGGTTTTAAAGAAATAAACGCCGGCTCCATATAAGGATATTTTACGCCTGACGGCCAACTACTGTTTCCATTTTCAACCCAAGACGCGTAATAAATGCTTGGACCAACGCCAACAACATAAGTGCCAAAGCCTTCACGTCTAGGCATAGTGGAGCGAATTGACTTGCGCAACTGCCCAGTGCGCACGTTAGGTCCAGGATTACCCCACTCAATATGCGGCCCACCAGAGTTAAAAGGTCCGCTCGCGTTTTTCATGGCTTCCGCTTGAAACGCTAAACCCAAATAACCTAACGCTTTCATAGCGGTTTCTTCAATGACTTTATCCATGTGTTTTAAGTCAGCAATAACGGCGGCGTCTTGAACGATTACGTTAACCATTTGCGGACTCTTTTCGCTCGGCAGTTATTTCATCTTTCAGGCTACCAATAGCAAGCAACCAGTCCAATAAATAACCAGGCTGTTCGTCGACTTGCGCCGGCGTCCACCCAAAGCGTTCCGCTAATTGAAAATAGTAAAACTCGGAGCTGGGAACTGGCCTGTCTTCAGGCAACTCATTCCCAAGCAAAAGCCACTTTAGGCTTCTAAGTTTTCCGAGATCACTTTTGGGTCGGCTTCGACCACGCTTGCGTCGGCTGGCTGCAACTGTGGGAATAGGACAGCCAAAGCGTTTTGAGCTTCGTCAGTTAGACGGTCATAGTCTGGAATGGACATTTCACCTAGCGAGTCAATTTTGATACTTGGCGGCAGCAGGTCAAAAGACCACTCTTCGATTAGCACTGAAAGAATGCGGTCAATCATAGCCATACCGCCGGACAGTGTTTCTAGTTCGTTTGCGCCTGCACCTTCGTAAATTTTTACGCGATCTTTTTGCTTAAATTCTTTAGGGTCGCGGAGCGTAACCGTTGCTCCAGAAGGGAGAGAAATAATTTTAGACATTGTTAGCCTTTCAATAAGAAGTGACAGAGTTGGCTTTAAAAGGCTAACAAATTAAAGCCAACTCTGCCACGCTAGATACCCAAGCGTTAGCTGGGGAATTTTTTACTGGTAAGTTCCAGAAGTTACAGCGTTCTGAAGAGTCCACTTGATAGGTGCGAAACCACCAGTTGAGCCAGCGTCAGTTGTCGTACCAATTCCTTCAAGGTCAACGGTAATTTCGACGTAGTCCTTGCTTCGCTCAATGGCTGCCGCAATGTAAGCGCCTTTAGTGATCTGCAACTGAACCTGGGTGGCCGTCGCGCCAGTGCCCTGAGTCCAGTTGACGGTAATCGAAGGTTGTGTATTTGTTAGGAAGTTGGTGAGTTGTGTGTCTTGCTCCATAACGAATTTGAACTGTCCCTTGACTTCAAGCGCGCCTAAGAAAATTTGGTAAGGGTTCTGAGTGTTGCTAATACCAAAAATTGGGGTAGCAGGTCGAGTCATAGTGATCGAACCTTCGACAGCGTTTGATACTTGAGAACCTGCGACTGAAACAGTTGCTGCCCAAACAGGGGTCGGAACAAGTGTGCTAAAAGCTGGCGTTGGCGTTGCAACAGTAGCCGACTGCCAACCAGTAGCTTTAGCGTCATACTCCAGCAAACCTTCAGCAGTGAAAGTTAAACCTAGTTCGTGAACCTGGCAACCAGCATACGAGCGAACGTTAGCGGCGTAGTAATCAGTGATCGTGAAAGCCGTTGGTTGCGCGTCGGCACCAGTAGCAGTTGCGTTCTTCAGGCTTACGACGTGCGTGTAAGGTGCGCTTCCACCAGTTGTTGCGACAGAACCTAGAACTCCGGCAACAGCCCAACCGAAAGTATCAGGGAACAGCGGCCCACCAAATTCAACTTCTGAGTGGTAACGGCCTGGAATGTAGTTATAGTTTTTGACTAACGAACCGCGTAGACCTTCGTCATAGAGCGGACCAATAATGTCTACGGCTTTGAGCTTGGAAGGCGCAACAGGGATAAACGCTGTTGGTGCGACAACTGTTCCCTTAGTTGCTTCCTTAGCAATACCGAGATAACTTCTGTGGGTATTCTGAACAGCCATTAGGCCAGCTCCTTATTTATAGTGGGAATGCAGGAAGGCCGTCCTGCGCCGGAATTACGGACAAAGCAATTTCAACAGAGGCAACCGCGCCCACAGCAACTTCAAGTGCAACTTCGTCAACGACCTCGATAACCTCAACGGTTTCAGGTTCGGTTGCGGTTTCTACTGGTGCGTCAACAGGCGCGGTTGCTTCAGGCATGGTCTCAGAAGGCGCTGTGGCGTCCTCAGAGACCTCGGTAGCGTTGGCTGGGGTATCTGCCGACTCAACGGTTTCTGTGACTTCTGGAACGCTTTCAGCAGAAGCGACGTCAGGCGTAGTAAATTCTTCAGACATTATTTATCTTCCGTTGGCGAAGCGTCAGCAGGGGTTTCTTCTGGCGCAAGATCAGGCTCAGAAACTTCCGGCTCAACTGGGGTTTCTGCTGGAGCTCCGACAACTGAAACGCTGTCTACGACAAGGCCGTCAGGTGCAGTAAAAGTATCGCCATGCAGAACAAGCAAAACGTTTCCGTCAGCGTCAAGCAAAGTAGGGAAGACGACGTCCCCACCGTTGTTTAGATAGTCAGCCATTTTCTTTACTCCTTATGCTTGAATCATTTGCGTAACAGTGAACTCAATGCCAGCCCACAATTCCACAGCGCCGCCGTCGTTAGTTTTTGGCTCACCATACTGCACAGAAATGCCTGGCTCTGCGGCTTGCCAAATAACTGAACCGTCCGACAAACCAAGTCTATGCCCACCAGACCTAAGTAATCCTTTTACAGAATCCACTACGTTATCAAAGTCAGTCATAGCGTCTTGAGAATAGTTTTGCATAGAGTGGCAAAAGAGTTGAAAGATCACGTCGTAGTCAATACGCTTCCAACCTGAATAGGCTCCACCTAAAGCAACGCGAGCTTCACTTTCGCCTTGAATATGAACGACGCCGGCGACGCGAGTATAAGAACCAACAGTTGCGTTTTGCTCAAAGTTAATACGTTTCGGAAACGACGTAAAAATTTGGTTCAAGTTAGTTATAGGGGTGCCGGCTAAATAAGTGCCGACAGCGTTGCGAACTTCTTGCCTAGACATTAACGAATCCTGCGGAAGGGTTTTAGCAAGTCTTGAACGTGGTTGATCTCCGTAGTTACTTTAGAAGAGCCAGCAATTTGAGACGTTGCCTGGTTAGTTACGGCCATAGTCATAGAAGCGTCGCCACGAATCTTCAAATAAGCAGTCGTCATTAGAATCGCTGCTTCTTTAATGGCGGCTGGCAAGTTGCTAACAGACACGCCGGCGTTATGCGCATAAGCCAACGGCGCAGAAAGAGGGACAGTCGTAGAGCCAAAAGAGTAAGAGTTAGAAACAACGACGCGCTCAGTGCTTGCACCGTCAAAAATGTTTAACATTTCGCCAGCAATAATACCAAGACCTTCAGCAACAGTAATTGAAGCGTCTCCAGCGCTCGCCGAAGCAGCCGAAATTGTGTTCGCATAACCGTTTATGTATGTGTATTTAATAAACGTTTCAGCTCGGCTAGAAGTTGCAAAACCAAAACCAAGAGGACCTTGAGAGGACTGCGTGTAAGCCATGTTGGCGTAAGGGAATACGACTTCTTGCTCTTCAAGCCAAGCCTGGCTCGGATCAGTAACAGAAGTCATTTGGTTCGGATAGAAACCATAAGACAGCGAAGTCAAAGCAACAAGAGGGAAGTATTTAGGGTGGAAGCGCAAAGTGCCGTCTGACTTAGTGCGAATACGTTGCTGTTCAGTGTCAGTCGTCGCGCCAAGAATCTGGTTGCAATACTGGTCAATGTATGATGACGCGCGAGTAATAGCGTTGCTCAGCTCGGCGTCCTGCGCTGCTTGGTTTCCGCCAGCGACCAAGTTGCCATAGTCCAGCGCGGTAGGTGCGTTCTTGAACTCACTAAGAGTCAAGTAAGGCCGACTATACTGCCTCGTTATCGGACTTATCGCTGTTGCCATTATCTTTACCACACTTTCCACATACTCGGAAGATTGACTTGTGACCGCAACTGCAAGGGAAACCGTCAACAGCAAAAGTTGCTGCTAAGCCGGCAACTGTAAACCCTTCGGCTTTCAATACGCGAGCTAGTTTCGGATCATCAACTTGAACGCGACCTTTTCCGTCGGCTTCCAATTTTCTAACGCCGGAACTGGTTTCAATATCTAAACCTTTAGCGCCGTCATTAGGAACAAGCATTTTAGTCATTTTTATTAGCCTTTCTAGTTGTAAAGGGTAGGGCTACCGAAGCAACCCTACCCTTCACGTCGTCAGTTATTAGGCTGACTTGATACCAGTAACAATACCGTTCCATGCTGGAGCGTAACCAACAAGGGTTCCACGCCAGTAGGTTCTGAAGTCGTACGAGAACTGGGTTACAGGCCACTGAATGCCCTGGTAGTCCTGCACGTTAACAACAGACCAAACGTCCGAAACTTCGGTGTCTGGAATTGGTAGGGTCTTGCTGATCACTGGTGCAACGCCCTGTGGCAACCAAGGGTGAACCATTAGGTCCACTAGCTTGCCAGTGACTTCGTTGTGAAGGCCACCAATAACTGCGCCACCAACATAGTTACCTGAATCGTCCTGAGACAAGTTCAGACGGTAGTTAGCGGTTGAGCCGTTCTTGATTGCGTCCGACAACTGCTTACGGTCTGAACCGTTTAGCAGAATGAAGTCAGGGTCAGCCTTAACCGAGTCATAGAGTCCACCAAATACGTTCTGGAACTCGACGCCTGGGTTAGAGGTGCTGAACTGAGTGTTCACTTCGTTGACGTATCCACCGTTGCTGATGATCTGCGGAATGATACCGTCGTAGCCAGTTGCGTAAGCAGAGCTGTCGGTGGTCGGTGCAGTAGCAGTCGAAGCAGTCGAGTAGATGATGGCGTCGTTGGTCGAAAGACCACCAGCACCGTTTACAACACCAGTCAGCGAGGTGAAGCGACCCTGGAACTTAGCGTTAGCGTTTCCAGTGGTAGTTCCAACATAAACCTTGGTTGCAAGCGCACCGACAACGTTGGTTGCGGTTACAACAAGCACGTTGCCTGAAGTAACAGCAAGCGAAGCAACAGTTGACGAAACCGACTCACCGAACGAACCAGCGTCGCTAGTTGCGTAAACGTAGTAAGTGGTTGCAGCCATAGCAACTTCACCGTTAGCAGCAGCGCGCTGGCTTAGGGTTACGGTCGGTGCAGCAAGCGCACCAGAAAGACCAGAAGCCGTTCCGCGCGACATAAGCAACATACGCTCTTCCATAAGCATCGACGCGTAAAGAGTCGAAGTCGAAGACAACTGACGAAGGTCCTGGTAACCAAGAGCCGAGTAGTTAGCGTCAAACGAAACCGAGTCCGACAGCGAGAAGCTGAAGTAAGGGTAAATGGCGTCTTCAGCGGTGTAGCTGATCTTTGGACCACGCTCGTAAGCAATTGAACCGAAGGTGTTAGTGGTGGTCTCGGTGATACCAGGCCAAATTTGACCCTGACCGCCGGTGCCGGTACCAGTGTAACCAGTGATTCTCTTGATACGGTGCGCAGTGCCCACGCCAGCCTTACGAGGCAGCATGTTGCGTAGTGGGGTAGGACGTGGGGTTAGAAGCTTAGCCGGTGCTTCAAGATCGAAAGCCGCGAAGCTAGTCGATAGTGGAGAGGTAAGGCTAATGTCCTTTACTACGTCACCCATAACGCCGCGCTGTGCAGCAAGCGCAGAGTTTAGTGCGCCAATAGCGTCAGCAGATAGCGACTTGTTAGCAACAAGAGCTTCCATTTCAGCAATTGGGTTGTTGGCCTTCTCGCCAGTCATAGGGTTGACCGGAACGGATAGAGCCTTGTTTAGTTCACCCAGGTATGCTTCCTGAGCTTTTGCTGCCTTCTTCGGCGACGACGCGTCGAATAGGTCAGCAGCCTTCATAGCTTCAGCCATGATGTGCCTACTTTCTGCCCTTGCGAGCTTTCTTTTCAAGGTCGTCAGCAAGCTCACGGTATCCGTCCGCTAGGGTTCGGTCCTGAGTTAGTGACGCCTTGTTGCGGAATTCGGTTGCTTTCATAAGCAACTCGTCCACGTTTACAGTCTTGGTTTTATTGCCGGACCGTGAAGGTCCGCCTGCGGCTGCTTTTGAAAGAGCGTCAGTCAACTGCGCTTCAAGCTCGACAGCCTTCGCTTCAGCAACTGCCGTTGCTGTTTTGAATGACTCTATTTCGGCTTCTACTGCCAGTTTTGCCGACTGAACGGCCTTCTCAATTATGTCGCCAACAACGGCGTCATCAACTGCAAGCTCTGGGGTTGCCGACTTGTCGGCTGCCAAATAAATTTCTTCAGGATCAACAGAATCCTCGTCCATGTCCGCACTGTCGGAAGGGAGCGGAGCGACTTCACCTTTAGCGGCTTCATACTTGTGCCACTTCTGCAAATGTTTCATGGCTTTGAGCAGGCACTTAATGTCGTCGTTCTCGTCTTCGCCAGCAACAATTTCGTCAGTTTCTGACTTAATCAAGTTGGCAAGCGCCAGGACTGCGGCGTTGTAAAGGTCAATGTCTCCCTTAACAACGTCGCCAGCAACGGCAGACTTTTCGGCTTCTTCTTCAACAGTTTCAGCGACGGCTTCGACGTCATGAGCGACAGTCTCAACTTCTGGAGCAACCTTTTCGGCTTCAGCAACGACGGCTTCAACTTCGGTAACAACAGTTTCAACAACTTCGGCAACTTCGTGAGCGACAGCTTCAACTGCGTTAATTGCTTCTTCAATGACGTTCTCTGACTTAGTTACCAAGTGCGCAATATCCGCAGGGGTAACAGCGCTTTGCTTTACAGCCATTAGTTCTCCGTTCTCCGCCGCTTTAGCGAGCATGAGTTTCGCGTTAGGGTTCGCCGGTCTATCGACCAGTGAAACTTCGACAATTTGGCCGTCAACGATTCTTCCGTTCACAGCTTTAGCGTCTTTAATGATTCTAGGTGCACGAATACCAATTGAGAAACCTTTTAGGACACCAGTTTCAACTTTTTTTACGCTGACTGGATCAACAACCAAAGCGGTGATGTAATGGCCGTCGGCTTTTGCTTCGTAATCGGTTGCGACGCCGGCAGCAATATTTGAGTGTTGTTCTCGCACGTTGCCACCAGTTTCAAACCAAGCCGGCATAGCGGACTTGAGCCAACCTTCGTCGCAAATTTGACTGTCTATGTCGATTGAGTCGTCGGTTGCTTTGCCGTAAACCTTTAAAGTTCCGTCTTCTTGTTTCTCGGACTTCATGATTGACGCGTATGAGAACGCTAGTTCAGTCATTTTATTACCCTTTTCTTCTTTAGCGAGAATGCCTTTAACCCAACTCCAACCAGCGTCGCCACCCCAAAGCAACCAAGCAACGTAACCAGCTGAGTCTTTACCCCAACCTTCGCCTTGCTTGTCTACTTCGTGCCTAGCAAAGTAGGAGTTCATTCTTTTAATTGTATCCAGTGGCAGACTTGCACCATTAGATAAGTCTCTGGCGCGAGCTACACCGACAGCAGTGCCACCGCGATTAAACTTCTTCCGCAATTCAAGGCCACGTTTAGCGTTAGCCCTGACTTCACTAGGTGGCGTGTAATTCATGAACGGATTAGGTTAGACGCCTGGGATTAGGACAGTAACGACTGACGTTGTTGCTGCTGATACGGCGTAAATGGTGTCGCCACCAAAAGCTTCAAACTCTAGACGGTTACCAATACCAGTCGCTGATTGGGCTAGCAGTGGGAAACCGTCGGACGAAGTAATTGACGAGTCGCCAAGATAGACAATGTTTGCCGCTGATCGGTTTGCGATATAAACCTTGCGGCGGCCTGAGCCTGGAACGGTAACAAGAATTTGTGGCGACGTGCCAACCGTGACGGTGAGGTGGTTTAGAGACATTTACTTATTTTCCTTTACTAACCAGACAGGTGCTTTATTTAAGCCTAACAACCAAAGCGCCATTAGTCGGTGATGACCGTCAATAATTAACATGTCTCCGTCATGCTCCAGCACCATAGCGTAACTGCGGAACGGCGTAAGCGCCTGCCCCATGCTTTCAATGTGATTGTGGACGCGTTTGCGTTTCAGGTAAGGATCAGTTCCAAACAATTCGTCCATGTTTACAACAGTGATTACTGCCGTATCCCAAACGTTCGGATCAACAGTTGGAACAGTCTGGACAGCCCACGGCGTTTCAACATATTTAATAGGGTTCTTAATCGTGGGGTCCGTAGGGTTAGGCAGAATGCTTAGCCGTGATTGTGCTTGAGCCATTTGGAGCGAGCCTGGCACACCAATAGTTGGTGGAATCTTATTTTTGAGCTCCGGCTTTATAGCCTTTTCAGCGTCGTCGCCAACATCTATAACAGGCAGAATATCGCAGTTGCAGTTTGGGTGCACCAATGGTTGCGTATCACCGCTAGGGAATTCGTCGCCTAAAACGCGAATTTCGTTGTCGTTATCTGCGCAAAGATCACAAGGCGAAACGACTAACCACTGAACTTGCTCAACTCCCAAGTCGGCGTATCGGCTAATCTTTTCGTCAGCAACAGCCTGCCCCATTTCAGTGCGAGCAATAGTTTCAGCTCGGCGAGTATCTTGCTGTATTTGCTTCAAGCGTTCTTCCAACGTGGCAGCCCAGTCAGTGCGCGAGTCAATAAGGACTCCGGCAACGTCAGTAGAAACAACGTGCGGAGATAAGCCTTCTTCAAGGCCGCGCGATAAGGCAGTCCCAATACGGTTAGTCGTCGTATCGTTAATGCCTTTCAACGTAATGTTGCGTTGCGCTAAACGGTCAGCCAAACCGCCAGAAGGATTAGCAATTAAAGCCGTTGCACGATTCCCAGCAGTCCAAGAGCTCCAGTCAAAAGTTGCGGAGATTCTTACGGAATCGTCTACGCCACCAGCGACAGCAAAAGCGTGGTCAGCGAGATCAGAACCAAGGACGGAACCGTCAGCCCAAACGCCAGTTAAAGAAACAGCCAAAGCGGTGGAATCAAAAGGGACGTGAATACGAACCCAGTCGGCGGCTTGCTGCTTCGTCCACAGAGAGCCAGGCGCGGTGTCTTTCCACGCTTGAATTACTTTAGATACGGCCCAAGTTCCT